GTTCGCTTATATTTTCATGCTTTCATTTATACTATTAACCAGTATTGGCGCTGCGTTAATATACCCTCCTGCCGGCTTACTGGTGGGAGGGACAACGTGTGGTCTTTTTGGCTACCTCCTAGGTCGTGAGTAGGAAATATGGCTTGGAATTCTCCGGTAAATAAATCCCTTTCCAATGAGAGTAATAAAGAAATAGGCCCAGGAGCACCAGTAGCCAACAATCCCGGACTTGCGGGGAGGGCATATAGGGATTCCTGGGACATTGAAAGGGCATACCGAGAAGGGATGCAGAAAGTCACGTGGGTGGCTAGATGTATCGACGCAATTGCTGGGAACCAGGCAAGACTCCCAATAATCCTCAGAAAAGATAACTCTCCAGATGGCGAGATTCTTTCAAAAAGGGCTTCTCAAAACTCCGAGTTAATGGAGATTCTCAATACAAAATCGAACATCGGAGAAAACGCCTTCATCTTCAGATACAGACTTTCGGCACAGATACTTCTTGGAACTCGCGGTGCATTTGTGGAGAAGGTGCGAGGAAGGGACGGCGGGATAGTTGGACTGAACCTTCTTCCCGCACAGTCAACGGCGCCAATACCAGATGCAAAAAAGTTTGTTTCTGGTTATGAGGTGACAATGCCGTATGGACAAAAAGTCATACTGAAAAAAGAGGACGTAACCTGGATTAGAAGGCCTCATCCACTCGACCCATACCTGTCCTTAACTCCCCTTGAATCAGCTGGCGTTGCTATAGAGATAGAAAATCTAGCGAAGCTCTACAACAGAAACTATCTCCTGAACGACGGCAGACCTGGCGGGCTGCTTGTTCTCCGTGGGGAAATAGATGATGACGACAAAGAAGAGCTGCGCAGCAGATTCAGGGGGAACCTATCGCGTGTTGGATATACATCCGTTATCTCTTCTGATGATGGCGTTGATTATGTAGACACATCCGCAAATCCAAGAGACGCTGCCTACATACAGATGAGGCAGTTAACTAAGGAGGAAATTCTTGCATCATTCGGAGTTCCAGAGTCTGTTATTGGAAACGCTTCCGGTAGAACGTTTAGCAATGCTTCGGAAGAGATTCGTGTCTTTTGGATGGAGACGATGCTTCCCCATTTGGAGATTCTTTCACGGGGTCTAGACGAACTAGACGATAAGAACTACGTCGATTTCGACACAAGCGAAGTTCCAATCCTGATGCTCTACAAGCAGGAAAGACATCGCTATTTGATGGATGAATTCCAAAACGGCCTAATCAGCAACAACGAGTACAGAATTCTTTCCGGAAGAAAAGAAACAGAGTCAGACCTTGCTGATTCGCTATTGCTCAATCCAAACCTGATTCCGATTGCCAATACTAAGAAGAAAATGGAGGATAAAGCTTCCGCGACCGTCCCTGGTGCTCCAGGTATGCCGGGGATGCCTCCGGGTATGCCGGGGATGCCCCCAGGCATGCCGGGGATGCCTCCGGGTCCAGAGCAGATGGTGCCAGGTGCCGATGGCCAACCACTTGACCCAAATACTATGGCTGGGGCAATGGCGGAAGTTACGGCGCAGGGTGGCGGGGAGTTGGCACAAGCGCCGATACCGGGTCTACCCACTCCCCCGCAGCCAGAAGCAATGCCAGCAGGAATGTCAACGGGAATGGCACCAGTTCCATCGGGAGCAGCCTCAATCGATAATGCGGATATTCAGACCAAATCAGAGCAAGAAGTTGAGGTGCAGAGATGGGAAGAGATTCTCTATCGGAGCATAGAGAGGGTTCTTGAAAGACAGCAGCGCGTTGTTCTCGAGAAGTCGAGCGGTGCAAAGGCCAAAAAAGCACTTGTGGCCGGAACTATCGATATTCCATCAATACTTCACTCCGAGACATGGGATAGACAATTTGAGGACGACATCAAGCCGGTCATAACAGCAATAATCAAGGAATCTCAGGCAGCATCGGGTGTGAAGATTTCTAGGAAATCCTCCAAAAATCATTTAATTGAATCTGATGTTTCTGTTCAGGTTGAGTCTCAGATGGAGAGAATCAAGTCGATTAACTCCGAAATGACATCAGAAATAACAAATATCATGCTTGCCTCTCTTTCAGTTATCGGTGAAGAGCAGAGAGTGAGCACATTTAGGTCGAATATCGTCTCGCTGTACACCAATTTGCTTGGGAAAAGACTCCCAGAGATTGCCGAGGACGAAACTCGTAGGGCCTGGCTATTCGGCCAACACTTAACTAGATAATTTTTAGTAAATAGTTTACTAAAAACACTGCAAAAACACCGAAACTTTCAATGAGCACGAGCTTTCGTCGTTTATTATCTTTCTTTGACAAAGGAGTCTCATGTCAAAATCCTTCGTGAATCCTGAAATTCAGTACAAAGCTGCCACTCAGGGTGCAATAAACCTAGACGAAGCCAGGGGCATAGTCGAGTGTTTCGTGGCAGGAATTGGCAACAAGGACTCCGTTGGCGATGTTTGCGCCCCTGGGGCATTCGCCAAAAGCCTATTGCGCCGGAAACCAAGAGTTGTGTGGGGCCATAACTGGAACGACCCAATCGGCAAGGTTCTAGAAATTTACGAAGTTCCAGCAAACGACCCAAGACTTCCGAGCAAGATGAGAGCAGCGGGTATTGGTGGGCTCTACGCAAAAGTTCAATTCAACCTAATGTCAGAAAAAGGCAAGGAAGCATTTGCGAGTGTTGCATTCTTTGGCGAAGAGCAGGAATGGTCAATTGGGTATAAGACAATCAACGCAAAATTTGACCAGCAGATGCAGGCGAATGTTCTATTTGAGGTAGAGCTTTACGAGGTGAGCCCTGTTCTTCACGGTGCAAATCAATTGACTGGAACAATATCTGTTAAGTCGGATGAAAATAATGCCACCGCAGTGATGGAAAGGGCTGTTAGTTCCATCGCGAATGCCGATAGTGAAAATTCTCCGGAACTAAAAGAGGTTCTATACGCACTCAGAAATATTGCTTCCATGATTTCCGATAACGAGAAGCATGAGTATGGAATGCCCTCAGTAATGCCTTCAGCAAATAGACAACCTATTCCATCAATGCCAAGCCCTGCTCCGTCCACGGCGCCGAGGTCAGTAGTCAAGCCAACAAGACCATCTATCCCTGAAAACCCCATGGTAGTTGCTCTTCGCCGTGAGCTGGTCGCAAGAACTGGGTCGAACATAATTGTCCGCTCTGCTGGAGACAATGTTGTTGTATTTGACCGAATTATGAGCGACGGTTCGTCTTGCACGTACAGACTTGCGTATCACTATGCAGATGGTGAATTCATGTTTGGTAAGCCAGAGAAGGTCAACGCGCAGACCGTTTACACTCCCGAGACTCCTGGGGCACCAGGAGATGCATACTGGGGAGACGATTACTCAGAAACACCAAAGTCATTGCAATCTGGTGATTTTTGGAGTGCCGGTTTTTATAGCGAGCTGACCTCGCAGCCAGACACAAGCAATGCCCTCATGGAGGTGATAGAGAGTCTTCAACATCTAATCAATGAAAAATCGGAATACGTAATACCAGTAGAGCCGGCAGAGGCTTTTGAGTTAAGGCAAATGATTGACCCAGTTCTCGAGTATTACAACGCTGACGCCAGAGTAACCGAGGAGGGGATTGTAGTTAAGTCAGCACACAATCCAGAGCTAATTGAAGCTCTTGATGTCGCGACTAAGTCCGTGCTGGGAAAAATCCGAAGGGGCATTGGCGCTGGAAGGCGTCTTGATGCTCCAAACATTGGTGGCGGTAAAGGTCGTAGCAGAGCAGCGCGAGCAATTGGCGCAGCAACTGGCGGTGTAGCTGGAAATCTAGACCCTTCAAAAATATCTCTCAACGACCCGGACGGAGACGGGTGGGCCAGAGAGGGTTCAAGAAATCCTGTTTGGGTTGGGTTTAAAAAAGCAGTAGAAAAAATTGCGGGCAGCGTTGGCCGGAAGAAGAAGCCATCAAAAGACAAGCAAAGGGCCCGCTCTGCTGTTAATGCAGATAAACCCGGTCCGCCGAGAGTAAGGTCCGGAGCGCCGTGGGATGCTCCATTAACTCCTGCTCCGCCTCGTCCTAGCAGAGTGACGCTTACAGATGATGCTGGAGCAAGACTAAGAGAACTCGGCAAAGAAAGAGCCAGAGAGCTTGGCTTTGACAGAAACATTGACCTCGTCCTTCCAAGACCGCGCAAGAAACTTACAAACCAAGTATCCGCTGCCCCACGCCCTGGAGAGGGCAGAAGTAGGGCATCGGGCGAATCAATTGCGAATGCAATACGTCGCTCAAAGAGCGCACCAAACCCTGTCCTTGGCCAGGAAATGGCAAATGATGTAGCTAAGTTCGGCTACCCGGAAGAGATGTCAACGGATGACCTAGTGAGAACGGTCGGCAAATTTAGAGGAGAAATAGCCAAGGCTAGAGAGAATCTAGAAAAGATTCAGGCAGATAGAGACTCTGGCAAAAAAGTATCTTCTTCAGAAATCGGAAAAGCTAGACAAAGTGTCGACTCCCTCCGTCAGAGAGCGTCTGTTTACTCATCCGAAATATCAAAGCGCGACAAAATAAAAGGTTCCGACAGATTCTCTTCAGGAAAAGCCATTACCCCAGAAGACAGACGCAAAAGAAGACATGCTCCGCTGGGTACAACTGGAGAATTTGACCTTCCAGACGAAGTTGCCACAAGAAATAAGCACGAAGAGTTTGTAGCAGAATTTAGAAAAAACAACGGATTTTGGCTGGATATCCCAAGAGAGGGAACCGTCGCTTCAATGAATACGTCGGAGGAGTGGCAGAGGGCTAGAGAAATAGCAACAAACGTCGGGATTCTTGAGTGGCAGGAAAATGAAAGAAATAGAAGGCCGAAGGGTTTTAGCGAAAAAGCGCGTTCGTCCATGGACTACCTAACATGGTTCGGTGGATATACAAAGCGCCTTGGTGACTATCTCGATAGGGAAGAGTCCAGTGAAAATGTAACCGATGACGAACTTGCTGGTGCAAGGGCGGCAGTACTAGATGCATTGGCATTCAGAATGGCAACGCCAACTGGTCCAGAAAGCCAAAATACGCTTGCGGCAATGCTCGCAGACGCCGGATTCGGTCCAAATGGAAAACACGAAAAAGCATTCGGTGGGCGCAAGAAATCCAGCGTTGTTGGATTCTCTTCTGGTCGCGGAAACAGAGTAGACACTCGAGTGCTAGACCAACTTATGAACGATGGTAAAGAGGTCAGCGACGATGACGTGAAGGCAATACTTATGCCTAACGCCGGCATATTGATGCATCCAGAATATAACGACAGAACCGGCGAGGTATCTCTTGGCTGGAAGAACGTCCTAGAATCCTCATTAGAGGACAGGAGTTTCAATAGGGGTTCCCAGAGGGCGATGATTCGCCTTGACGATGAGGGTTATCAAAAATTTACAGAGGCACTAGAAGCAGCAAATGGAGAGCTGACCCCATCGGACGGCCTGCCATCTAGCTCAAGAAGCGTAAGGGACAGGGAATACCCATATTCATGGGGCAAGTCTCGAATGGGGGCTTTTTCATCTGGGCGCAAGTATCCACCAGAAATAGAAGACGAGCTTGTATTCGATTCCGAACTGGGCGGCAATAGAGCAGCAGACAGAATCAATACCGAAAATGTCGACATGGAGATAGTTCCATCTTCCGATATTGGCCTTGATGGTCCAGATGATGGAGCATGGACTGTTGTCGGCATGTACAGGGGAGAAGACTATGGCTCCGTCGACTACATCTATGAACTAGATACTTTTGATTCGGTAGAAGAAGCAAGACGCTTCATAGAGACATTTGACAGATTGATAGATGAGGAAATTAGACCTGGCGACCCAGATTTCTTCCTCGATATAGATAACTACAACAAAGACAACAAAATATCCCTGGATGATGACCTTGACTCCGCTATATCTAAGGCTGTTCAGTCAAGAAAAGATAGAGAGAACGACCCATACGACTATGGCAGTCTCCTGTCATCAGTTCTTTCCGACAGGTCATTAAACCTTTTTGGTGATGGAGAATCAAGATTCTCTTCCGGAAGAAACAAAGCAGAAAGACGCCAATCTGTCAAGAGAGTCATGGCAGAAGATATGGCCGATAGAGAGGTCAATCTAGGAATACTTTCTCGCCGCATGAAGGGTGAAACCCTGGACGAAGTAGGTAGAGCATACGGAATAGACAGGGGAACAGTCCGCCAAATGGAGATGCGCGAGATGAAGCGTCTCAGAGATGGAGCAACACCAAGCGAAATACTTGCCTACAGAATGACAGGCCTCACACTCGACGATATGGGCAGAATGCTCGGCATGTCCCGTGAAGAGGTTAGAAGAATCGAGTCTAGAGAAATAGCACGGATGAGACTCGGCGGTCGCGACGGAAGCGACGCGATATTCGAGGGTCGTAAAGCTGGTCTAAGCCGCAATTCAATCAAAAAGCTAACTGGCATGTCTATGGATGACATAGCGACTAAGGAAAGAAAAGGATTTGAGAGGGCCGTAACACGAGAAGATGTCTCTCATCAGATATTTGACAAATACGTAACTAGATTCGGCGAAGACGAACTAACTGATGCGGAACTTGCGGAGGAGCTAGGGGTTAGCGAAAGAATTGTTTCCGAAGTTCGCGCGGGGGCAAAGAAAGACATACTCGATGCCCGTCGTGGCATGGACGAACACTACAGCAGCCTTCCGGAGCCAACCGACGAAGAGCTTCAGGAGATGGCAGACTACTATGCAAATGATTTTGCTAGAGAGCAGGGTTTTGGCTCCTATGCGGAGTATAAGGATTATGTTTCCAGTGTCGGCAGGGAAGACGATGGAGAGAGGCTGTCTTCTGGAGCAGGTAAGCGCGACCTTACATTTAGTCAAAAAGTTGGTCAAAGAGTATTTGAGGAAGCAGAAAAGATAGCCAAAGAAGACAATAGGGACATTTTCGACACCCTGGATTCGCTCGTCTTTGATGAGCGCATGGATTCAACGAATCGTAGAAAAGATTTCGATGTAGCAGAGATGTATTCTCACATTAATTCCCTTCTTTTCCCAGAGGGTGCTAGAGAAAGCAGGAAGCGCAGACTCTGGAGAAGAGAAAGACTCTCCTCTGGCAGAACCGGTAGAGGTCGGAAGAATCGGCGACAGGGCAAATCAAATCAGGGAGCATGGTCAGAAGAGGACCTTCAGAGATTCCGCGATAGAAATGTTCTACGCGCCAAAACTCGTCCCGGAAAGCGCAAGGATGGCCCATCAGCGGAAGAATTCTCTTCTGGACGCAAGAGAATAGATACGGCCGGTAGTTCAGCGCTGACTGGAGCATTCTACGATGCCGACAACAAAAGGCTTGTTGTCGGATTCAACAAGGGTGGGGTATATGCCTATGACGGCGTAACCCCAGAAGACATAGAAGAGATGCACAATGCCGAAAGCAAAGGTGCAGCTATGGCTTCTATCAAGAAGAAGTACAAAGGCGTAAGACTTTCAGAAGCGGACGACAGCTTTAAGGCCACCAAACAGGGTGACGAATGGGTTGTAAATCCAGATAACGAAACGACTTACTCAATATCCGAAGACGGTGGAGAGTTCTTTGTTCTGAGAACTTCTGGAAGCTACGCACGCGATGGCGGCCAGTCTGGAGATGAGTACTACCATCCAGAGTCGTTTAAGAATATGGACTCCGCGATGAAGTGGGTCGAGCAGGACTTCCTGCCATCAATAACTCCAGAACCGTGGGACGAAGATGACTACGATGTAGACAGGCTTTCATCTGGTGGGCCAGCTCGCGCCGCAGCCCAGATGCAATTTGATACTCGTAGAAGTAGAAAAGCGACAGAAATGACATACGACCCGCAAGACGGTCGTGTTGGAATAACTTATAACGATGGAAAGCAGAGATTCTTCTCCGAGGTGCCTTACGAGGTTGCTAGGGCGGCAGGCAATCCATCAAAAGATATAGACAACTTCATTGATGACCTAGAGCGCGGGAAAGTGGGCAAGGAGGGCGGAAGATTTAGTTCCGGTGCAAGCTCGGTGCCTCGCACTGACTTTGATTACTCCTATCAGAAGTTCCCACCGACAGAAGAGCAGGCAGTCATTGCGGATGCGGTGGCGACTGGCGAGAACGTAATTGTAAGAGCATTCGCCGGCACTGGCAAAACTTCTACTCTTGTAATGATTGCTGAGAGACTGAAGCGTCAGGACCCAAAGAAGAAAATCGTCTACATGGCGTTCAACAAGGACATCCAGCTTGAGGCTGAGGGAAAGTTCCCTGGCAATACAGAGTCACGAACAGGCGACTCCATATCGTGGAACTGGGTCAAGCAGACAATGGGCGAAGCCTTCACGGACAGAATGAAGGGCAACCCACCAGAAAGAGTGAAGTCAAAGGGAACAAGAAACAAGGATATATCTATTCATTTCAAGATTAAACAAATGGAGCATCCGGACGGGCTAAAAGATGAGAAAACCGGAAACCCCATAGTCCTTGATGCTGTTGATGTTACAAAGCTTGTAAGAGAAGCGGTTAAAGAATTCCTTATTTCGGAAGACGATGAGATAGGCACACAGCACTTTAAGAAAATACAGAATGTTCCACCAGCTCTTTTGGGACATGCCAAAGCTATATGGGATGACATGAACGACCCTGATGGCGTGATGAAATTGGATAACTCCGTATTCACCAAGATGTGGGCACTATCTAGGCCTCAGCTCAGTGACGGTGTCGGTCTATTCAAAGGAAAGCCATCAGTAATATTCTTTGACGAAGCTCAGGACATAAACCCAGTAATGGCAAAAGTCATGCGGGAACAGAACATCCAAGTTATATTTGTTGGAGATAGTTACCAGGCTATTTACGGATTCCGTGGAGCATCGGACAGTCTCGAGAAAGCGGAAGCCACATATGACTTGCCTCTCACTGGGTCATGGAGATTCGACAGCAAGATAGCTGGATACGCAAACAGATTCCTAGCGTACATGGGTTCAAAAGATAGAATTCGTGGCGTAGGAAAGCCGGGTGATGGTGTTGTTGAACCAGAGTCGATGGTTGACCCAGATGCAATTCTGACAAGAAGTAACGGTGGGGCGCTACGTGCAGTTGTTGAGCAAATAAAAAACGGAAGAATCGTAGGGACTTCGGAAAACTTCAAGAAAGACCTAACGAAATTCGCATGGCACGCAATAAGTCTCAAGGCCGATAAGCCAGTAAAAAATCCACATCCAGAACTAGAGGAATTCTCTTCATGGCAGGAGGTTACAGATGCAGCCAACGCCGAGGATGCAAGCCCTCGACTAAGAATGCTTGTACAGCTATTCAATGACACACCAAACATTATCGAGATACTGGACCAAGTCGTTGTCGGTGGCAAGCTCAGGGGGGAATCTGGTGGAGGCTCCGGCAAGAGGATTCTTCCTAGCGAAGTAACAGATGGCTTTGAGATGTCCATAGACCCAAGCAGTCTGGGTAAATGGGCAGGAGACAAAAAGACATCCGTTTTGTACAAAAATGGAAAACTGTTCTTTCAGTTGCCATACACAGCAAAAGGCTCATCTGGTGATGACAGCAAAAAGAGCTGGATTAAAGAAAACTTAGGAAAAATCAATCGCTTTGAGTATGGCAAGCCAGAAGAGACTGGCGGCAAGTTTGCAGTATTCGTAGACGCAACACCAGAACAGGCTGCAAAACTTCTCTCCGGAATAACATCGGGTGATGCTCAGGAAGTAGACGTCATGGTAATGACGGCACACAGGTCAAAGGGTCTTGAGTTCGGAAAAGTTCAGCTTTACGGAGACTTCCCAAGACCAAGAAAGAACAAGAATACCGGTGAGATGGAGTACCCAGCTCCGGAAGAGCAAAGACTTCAGTACGTTGCATCAACTAGGGCCATACGCGAACTAGACCCAGGCCCAACTTCATGGATATATAACGAAACATCTGAAGATGACGAAAGCCCAGGCGTACCTAGTGGTTTCTCGTCTGGCGCAAAAGGTAACCCAATGCCGAGCGCCATTGGTAAGGACATGGTTCTAGAAGACGGCGGCACATACGAAGACAACATGTTTAGGGGCACGTACGTTGCCGACTTTAATGGCGGGAAGATGGTAATCCAGCCGGCAGGCAGGGATTCGTGGGCTGTTTACAGGGCAGACTTTATGGGCGGCGAAGATGGGCCTTCTTACAACTTCAGCTATGGTCCACCAACGGACGAGTCTGAGTTCAGTTCACTCGCAGACGCATACGAGCATGTTCTCAATTATGTAAAAGACAACGACATAACGCTTGACCAGATGGATGGAAGTCGCCGCTCAAAGGGGAGTGAGTCCTTCTCGGTGGCAAAAATCGGAAACTCCGGTTCTGGAATATCTGAAAGATTTAGCTCAGGTCGCAAGAATGCCGATAAAAGATTAAAGGCAGCTAGAAAATTTTCAAGGGGGGGAGATGCCGATGATGATGGTCGTCTGTCTTCTGGAAAGAGAGATTCTGACGAAGGGTTCGCATCGGGCCGAATACTGTCTCGACTTCGCGGCCGAGAAGAAACCACTCAGAAAGAAGCAGATGAACTCTATAAATGGGCGGCGGAAGCAAGCAAGAAGCGTCCCGACGACGAATACTTGAGTCGCGTTGTTGGTAAGGGCTCAGAATACGGAGAAGGTCTAGACGAAAAAGACTTCGAATACATACGCCAACAACAGCTCATTGATTTTATAGTCGATAACGACCTGCACCTACGCGACCCGGAAGGAGCTGGTCGAATATTAGATATATGGACCGGTGAAAGCCGGGGAAGAATTAAAGATAAAGACTGGGAGGCCCTGTCGGAACTCCGATACCGGCGCCAACAGAGAGAGGACGACGCATTTAATCGTGAAGCATTAAAGGACGTTG